GGAAGAGAAGATTAATCTCTATCAAGTACTTCTTGCCATCAGCTGTCTTAAAGAATACATCAATGAAGTATCTATGCATCTTACCATCAGTACCACATCTATAGGGTATAATAACTTCTTCAGAGTTCCATTCTGTGATAGAAGGATTAGAATCAATCCATCTAAATGTTTGTCTTTCCCATAGTGATCTATATGTTATTGAGGTATAGTCACCTTTATATTTTTTCAAATTCTTAGGTGTAAACTTTCCTTTGTATGTTTTCATTATAAATATATAAATAAGTAATAATAAACATATTTATAAGGTAATATAAATGGCTAAAAATTTAAAAAATGGTAAGGGTGCTATATTAAGATATCCTTTATCTATAGGACAATCTAAAGCTCCTGCGATTTTATTTAATATACATAAACCTACATATAAAGTACATGGTGGTGGTGTTAATGTTAGTTCTGAGGAGCACATCGCTTTATATATGGTACCTGGTATAAGTATGAAAGACTCTATAAATTATGAAGATAGATCCTCAGGAGTTATCGGATCATTAATGGATTCTAAGTTTGAATTTTCAGCAGCCGGTCTTAAGAAAGGACTGAAAGGAGTAACCTCTTCAAATGCAGGTAAGGCAGCTGCCGTAGGTGTTGCCGCCAAATTATTGGGACCTCTTGGAGCAGCTGCTGGTTATGTAGCTACAGGGTATTTTGATGAGAAGAGTAAAGTGGATCAGCAAGTATTACGAACGAATCCATTTGTTACTTTTAAAGGTGTTGGTTTAAGAGAGTGGTCATTCACATGGTCATTCATACCTACATCAGAAAAGGAGTCTAGTGTAGCTAAAGACATAATACATAAATTTCGTTCTGCTATGTATCCTGTTCAACACACATTCACTTTAGGATTCCCTGATGTGTTCCAAATAGAATACATTAATGCTGAGTTTCCTAAGATGCCTGAAGTAGCTCTAACATCATGCTCTGTTGATTATAATAAAGATTCAAGTTCATTCTTTATGCATAATAACGAACCTGTTAGAATGGATATGTCATTATCATTTAAAGAATTGATGCCGATCAATAAAAGTCATATAGAAGAAGGATATTAAATTATGAGTTATTTTATTAATTTTCCTAAAGTAGATTATGATATAAAGGGTAATGGTATTACCCAAGAAGTTACTAATATAACTAGTTTTGTGAAAATATCATCAAAGATGTTAGACTCTATATCTTTTTACTCATATTATGTTATACCAGATGCTGATAGACCTGATAATGTATCATATAACTTATACGGTACAGATAGGTATTATTGGACTTTCTTTATAATTAATCCACATCTTAAAAACTCTTATTATGATTGGCCACAATCTACATCATCATTACTTTCTCATACAGAAGATAAGTATGAGGGGTTAGGTGCTGTTGTTGATGGTTCAGTACATGGAAGATATGATATAGGTGAAATAGTTAAAGGAACATTAAGTGGGGCTTTAGGTGAAGTAATCGGTATATATCCAACAACAGAATGGCTTCAACTCAAACTGATATCAGGTACATTTAGAAGTAGTGGTGAAGGTTTGAAAGGCATAACTAATGAGGCATTAGTTACTGCGAAATCTATTAAATCAACCTCATATGCGCCTCATCATTTCATTGATAATTTCACAGGATTAGTTACAGATAAAAGAACAGCTGGTGTTACTCCTATATCAATGTATGAATGGGAACTAGAAAAGAATCTAGGAAAATCGAAGATTAGAATCATCAAACCTGAATTTATTGAAGAAGTATCTGATAGATTCATAGCAGAATTAAAAGCAAAATAGGTATATAACTATGAGTGATGTGCTAATAAATGATATATCTAAGTTAAAAGTTCTCATTATAGGTGTGAATGGTAATACATATGATATTACACCTAATGTTACTGCAATTCGTATATACGAATCAATTGATTCTTATTTCTTAACAGGTTCTATGACAATGTATGATGACTCTGGATTAGTTCATAGAGTACCACTAATAGGTCAAGAATATGTTTCTATAGACTTCCTGAAAGATGATATAGAGCATAAACTCAAGTTTAGATTAGTCGATATACATGAAACAACTAAAATCCGTAAAGATACTTCCGGATTGAAGTTTAATTTGATATCAGAGAAGGAATTCTTAAGCTCAGCTTCTACATTCTCTAGAGCATTCTCAGGATCTACTACTTCTATTATATCTAGGATACATTCTGAGTATTTAAATGAAAATGTTAGGGTGTATGATGGGGGAGCGTCATCGATGAATATAATATTCCCTTTTATTAAACCATATAATGCAATTGCTAAGATATTAAAAGAATCATATTCAATTGATGGATCACCTCTATTCTTATTTGAAACATTAAAATCAGTTAATACACCTAAGATTAGATCAATAAAATCAATGATGTCATCTGACTCTGTTCATGATATAGGGGAAAAACTTTTATTCAATACCGGTAAAGGTGGATCATCTGTAAGAGGTATGGATGAGGATAGACATCAAATAGATACAATTAAGCAAGACGGTGCTTATGATACATTAGGTTTATTATCTCACGGAGCCTACGCATCTAATGTGTCAATATATGATATTACTGCTAAATCATTTTCTAATGTTGCCTTTGATTATACTACAGATGCTCAGGCATCTAACCCTGAACATATATCAAATCAATATAAATTAAATGACTCTCAGATATCCAATTTATCAAATTCTAAACATCATGTATTATCGCATAATAGTCAAGCGTTTGAAAACTCACTAAATAATTTTGGGACTATTGAACCAAAATCAACATTGATCCGTAAGTCGTATCTAGGAAGAATGTCTCTGTCTACTATACATATAGTAATAGATCCATTAACTGATATAGAGTGTGGTGATTGTGTAACATTAAGAATACAACAAAATGTACCTCAATTAGGTAAGATAGTAGAAGATAAAGTATCCTCAGGTAAGTATATGATATCTGCTATATCTCATATAATAAAAGGTGGTAAATATAGAATGTCAGTTGAATTGATTCGTGATGGTATCGGTATTGAACATAAGGATGAAAAATAATGCAAGTTGAATTAGGTGTAGTAGAAGATAGAAATGATCCAGCAGAACTTGGTAGAGTTCGAGTTCGTATATTAGGTAAACATTCCCCTGATCTACAAGAAATACCAACAGCATCATTACCATGGGCTACTGTAATGCTTCCTACAACATCACCTTCGGTATCTGGTCTAGGGCATGCACAATTCTTAGTAGAAGGGTCATGGGTTGTATTAGCATTTAATGATGACTTTATGCAAGATCCTATTGTACTTGGATCTATTGGATCCAATCCTACAGAGAAACCAAGTACTAAGAAAGGATTTTCTGATCCTAATGGTATATATCCAGAGTTATTAGGGGAACCTGATTATAATCGATTGGGTCGTGGTCTTGAAGCAGAGTCTCACATTGCATTAATGCAAAGACGGGCTATTAGACTAACTGAGATACCGAAGGCAACTAAACCCGCCATGACGACTGTCGAAACTTTACCCCCTGATCCACAAACCTATTGGGACGAACCTTCACCTAAGTCTGATACTTATTCACAATATCCATACAATCATGTATATGAATCAGAATCTGGTCATATTATTGAAGTTGATGATTCTCCTGATGGTGAGAGATTGATGACACAACATAAATCAGGTACATTCGAAGAAATTCACCCTCATGGTGACAAGGTAACAAAGATTGTAAGAGATGAGTATGAAGTTACATTAGGTAAAAAGTCTGTATATATTGGAGGATCTTGTGATCTTACTATAGAGGGTGATGTTCGTCAACTTATCGGAGGTGATTATGTATTAGAAGTAGAAGGTGATATGACTACTAAAGTGCATGGAAACAGATATACTAAAGTTGGAGCTCAAGGTGATGATTTTGGTGGGGGTAATGATGCATTTGAAATCATAGGTAATCGTACAGGCAATATATCTAAGTCAGAGATATTACGGATTGGTGCTGACTCATCTAT